TCCACCGCCCTGATTTTCCTGTCATTCTCCTTTTGCCTCTGAAGGATCTTCTCGACCTTCCGTCCGGTGGGGTCTCCGACACTGCTTCCTCTGGGCTGGCCGTCTGGCGCATGCGTTTCGTGGATGATCTCATCCTCGATCTCTTTCTGCCGCTGCAGCATGCGGTAGTATCCTTTCGCCGTGGCGACGCAGCGGGAATAGACGTCCGGGTCAAGCTTTATGTTTTCGGCTTCCTTGATTGTCAATCCCTCCGCCCTCCTCAAGCTCAAATCTTTTTGGACTTACACAACGTTTAAACGGACACAGCCCGCCATCCAACAGCCAAACACACCGCTCGTCCGGGCACTGCGACTTATCTGGCGGCGGTTTAAGGCTGAGCAGACGTTGGACGGCGCGGAGCTTGTCGTAGTCAATGTCAGACATGGTGGTCACTCATTTTGATCGGGTTGATTTGACCTGGCTGTTTATTCACGCCCGCTCTCCTCCTCTTTTGGTTTTCCATCCGCCCTAATTTGCTCTCTCAATCGATTAATCTTTTTATCGATCTGATCTTCCACGTATCCGTATCCATACATCAAGTCAATTTGCCAAAGCATGATTTGCACGTCGGCGATCTCCTCTTGGATATTTCCCAGAGCCTTCATACCTTTTGCAGCAATCCGCTCCTCCAGTGGTAAGCGCCGTAATTTGAGTAGGGCCTTGATCAATTCACTGCACTCCTCAATGCACATATCCGTCTGCGCTTCCCGACCGTATGTATTGATGGCGTTGTGGAGTATGTCTGCATATTTATCGGGTAATTGCATCTGTATCACCTCTCCATTTCCAATGATTGTACGGGCCATGCGTCCCAATTTTCGCCGTAGCGTTCTATGACCGCACGCATGATGGTCTGATACTGCTTATACCAATAGTCTGCGCGGCGTTTTTCTTCTGCGCTTTCTCTCCGATACATCTCAATGAGAGTTGGATTCCCGCTTTGGATTTGCTTTGTAACCTCCCGGCAGAGGGAGCGTATCATACTGTCTTTAAGTATCTGCTCGTCAACTTGGAGTTCCTGACGGCGCGCTTTCTTCACGCAGGCTTTTCCGGCGTAGACTCCGACATGAGGCGGTATTTCGTTTTTGACCTCGTTGTAGAGTTCCGGAGGCATAACATAATAATTGTAGTGCCCGATAAACGTATTGGCCGCCTTGCTGTGAAAATCCGATTTTGTGACCTTAATTTCGTAGCATCTAAACTCGCCTTTGGCGTTGTAAGTCATGTAATCTACCCGCTCGCTGCCAAACCAACCAATCGTAACTTCAAAGCATCCAAACGCTCCCTGCCTATGCGTGGCTTTCCAGATTTTACGCTCAAGATCCAAGGTTTGCTCCGTTTTCATCATTCTCACCCCTTCGGAATTTTAGGTTTTATGTAGGTTTCAAAAATTTGGACGATCTGCTTGGCTTCGGCTGGATAATCCTTTTCGATGCATTGCCACGCATCATAATCGTCCAAATCGATATTGTGTTCGCCCGCAAACCTCACGATATAATCTGCAATTTCTACATCCGTTTCGCGATCATATAGATCACCTTTCAGTAGCTCTTCCCAGTCATCTTCGAGGTCGGGACAATACCCCATGTTTAGATAAACCAATTCAATTACATTTTCTACTGTGGATTTTATGTTGATTACGGTTTCGCTTGACAGTTTTGAGAGTAAGTAGTCCGGGTCAATCCTCCGGCACAGGTCGAAAAATGATTCCGATTGGGGTGTTGGGACCCACCCATAAGCATAATTCCTACAGTCAGACATTATTTTTAGGGTGTATTCCTCTGAGTCAAAATCAAAATCTGCCCATAGACATGCACCGTAATCAGGATCGCCTTTTTCTTGATGATAGGAGATGCGCGTAGCATATGGATGATAAACGTTTACTTTTGACATATCGTCACTCCTCTCTCGACGGAAATCGCATGAAGGTCATCCATTGGGTGTTGCTTTTGCGTCCCGAAATGTGCCCAAAAAGCGGCTTTTGCCCGACCGCCTCTATAACTTTGCTCGTGGGAATCTGAACCTCTGACCATTTAAAAATCAATACCCCGTAATCATCCAGCACCCGCATACACTCATTAAACCCTGCCCTTAAGTCATCCTGCCAAGTGCTATCCAATCGTCCGTATTTAACCCTCATGTATGCCTGGTCGGATACCCGAATCAAGTGCGGCGGATCAAAAACGACCAAGTGAAATGTCTTGTCCTGGAAAGGCAGGTCGCGGAAGTCGGCTACGATATCCGGCTGCACGGAAAACATCCTCCCGTCACATAGATTGGTAGGCTCCAATTGCCGGTTATCAACGTACAGACATGCCGGGTTGTCGTGGTCAAACCACATCATGCGTCCGCCGCAGGTTGCGTCTAAGATCGGCGGGTATTCAATTTTAGGCATGGCGGTCATTCTCTCATTTCCTCTCTGACACTGCAATATCCCGGTATCGGCATGTCGGTTTCGTCTACGTCCGGTGCAATCCAAAATTTGCATGCTTGGATTCCGACGCTTGGATCGCCCTCGCAATCGTAATTGCAATCGGTAATCTCTTCTCCAATATCGTTAAGCCGTTCACGTAAATTAGAGATTTTACGCTCAGCTTGCGCAATCTTTACCTTCAGGTTGGCGTTTTCTATAATCTTTCTTTGAATTAGTTCGATCACATCGAATGCGAGATGCTCAAAGCAAGGACGACCTGTGCTCATAAGACCGCCCCTACTCAATCGGTTTAGATAGCACTCATCACAAGGGCTGGCCTTGCTTGGCGTATCCCGCATGCATACCCTCAATGCTTTAATGATTTCCTCAGATGTTGGTTTAATTATACGCATTTCCATGATAGTCTCCTTTCACTTCCGGATATTTCAATGGCTGCCCGCACTCCGGGCACCTCTCCGGCCTCCTGCTCGTCTCGCTCCCCCCCTAGTTGGGCAGAGCAGTATGGGCAGGTATATACGACCGTGCCGTAAAACGTGTATTGCTCAATCGCCTGCTCTGGCGGTTTGCTCTTTCGTATTTTTCGCATCGGGTTGCCTCCGTTCGTTGATCTTCTGCTCAATGAGCCCATAACTGACCATTTCGCCCCGCAGTAGACACAGGCATTTTATCGAGGAGAGAAGGAGGTTGGATAGGTCAGCCGTATCGGCTGTTTGAATAATCTGTGTCAGGACACAACCGGAAGCTTTCACCGCCTCCAGCTGCCCACGCATGACCTCCAGCCGCTTTTGCTCCCTGCCTTGCGCCTCCCGGTACGCCCGGCAGTATTGCTTCTTCTCCCGCTGCGCCTGCTCCTTTGGGATCCGCTTGCTGTAATAGTCCTGGTATAGCCTGCGCAGGCAAAGATATGCGTACTGCTCCGGCTGCCCAACTTCCTCCGGCAGGGGCTCATTGTGCATCGCACACCGCTCAATTTCCTGCAGCTCCATCATGCATCCCTCACAGTATCTCCTCAAAGTCGTCCCGGCTGCCTGGGGCGGTTTTCTCTTTCAGCCAGCCGTATTCCTTTACACCGTTTTCAAAGCCTTTTTTGCTCGCAATCCGTTTTGATTTCCGGCTGAAGTACAACTCGACTTCCTGCCCCTTGCGGGTGATCCGCCCAGTCAGACGGTTCTTTAGGACAGCTAACCTGCTGTCGCAATCCTCCGGGTTATCCTCATGCTTGTCTGCGTTGCTGGAATACGTCAGCACCACATCCGCCCGGTTCGTGATATCTGAACTGCCGGATACATCATCGTTCTCCAGCTGCTCCCGTGTCTTCTTCGGGTGGGCGACCAGCAGGATCACCACATCATGCCGCACCGCGATCTGCTTGAGTTTTTTAACAAATGCGGATTGCGCCCGGTACAGGTCCTCCTTTACCCCCACATCCATTGCTGTCATCAGGTTATCGATGCAGATAAATTTCACCCCGTACCGCCGAATCGTGTGTTCGATCGTCTCTGTCAGGCTCTCCAATTCCTCGCCGTCCACGGCATTGTTGTCGTAGAGATATGCCCGGTCCTGATACCAGAGGCCAATCCGTTCCTCCACTTCCGGGGCCAGAGAGTAAACAGGTTCATCGAACATATTGCGGCTTTCGGCGATATGATCGGGTCCCGCCAGCTGAAGATCGATCCACCGGCGAAAATGGTAGTCCGGCAATTCGCCGCTGTAAGCCAGAACGGAATAACCCTGGTCAAGCGCCTCTGCCATCAGCTGCCCCATGAAGGTGGACTTACCCTCGCCTCGCCGGCCGGTGAGCAGGATCACCTGACCGAAGTAGAAACCGCCGATGATGCGGTCAAGCTCCGGAATCCCGGAGAAGATTCGCGGCAGGCTGTAGATATCCACGCTCTCCACGTCGTACAGGCGCTTGACATTGCTCACCGGCGGCACTTCCGCATTTTCCACGGCGGTAAGGATTGCCTGTTTCCCATACTTACGAAAAATATCGTTCGCATCCTTCTCGCCGAGATAATCCTCCATGCGGACCGCCTTGACGGTGTTTGGTAATCTCCGTTGCAAGGTGTCCAGCAGTGTGACCTTCCCGTGCTCGCAGTCGCCGAAAACGACAACCTCTTTGAACTGCACGATCCAGTCCCACACGTTTTCCAGGAACGTGAACCCATTGCAGCCGTTCGGGACGGAAACCGCATTGGGAACCCCGCACTCTGCAAGCGTCAGGCTGTCAATCTGGCCTTCGGTGACGACCAGGCGGTCAAAGCCTACACACTGCGCCATACCGAAGAGGATCGGCTTTGCGTCCTTCTCACACCACTCCTTGTTACCTTTGCCTTTGAACTTCGTGTTGCGGTATTTGACATAGACCAGGACGTTGTGCTCATCGTAGAATGGGAAGACCAGGATGTCTGGCCGGTCCTTCCGGGTGGTGATACGGTATCGCTCCACAATTGCCCGTCCAATGCCGCGGGACTGGAGATAGGCAACTGCGCCCTCTCGGATGGGGATCGGGCGCTGGGGCAGCTCCCGATACACCTTCGGGCGGGTGGTATTGCCAAAATCCAGCTGGTAATGAAAATCCCGGGCCAGCTCCACGAAATGCCCGGCCTTCCCGCATCCGCTGCGGAAGCATTTGAAGGCCCCGCTGGTGAGGTTGACGGAGAAGGTGTTCTTATCCCCGCTTTCCCCGCCGCGGCAGTATGGGCAGTAAGTGAAGAAAAGTTCCCCGCCTTTTTCGTGGACGTCGGCGTCCAGGACGCGGGCCAGGTCATACACGTCCGATGGTTTCAGCTCGTAGCCCATTACTCCCGCATCCTTTCAAAAATCGATTTTTCCCCGGTCGGGCGCTCCGGCGTTTTTGCGCCGGACGCGCGCGCGTTTTCTTTCTTCTCTTCTTTATATTCTTTTATATTCTTACTTTGTTGCCCTTTGCCTGCCCCTTGCCTGCCCGGTTGCGTGCCCTTTGCTTGCCCTTTTGCCTGACCTCTGGTCTGGTAGGCATCGTAGTTTGTGACCGTAAATACAGTAAATCTTGGGTATGCCGTCCTTGCCACTTCGCCTGTCCGTTCTAAGTGTTGTATCCCTGTCCGAATTTGCTTAATTGTGAAATGTAATTCCTCGGATAGTTTGGTATATGAGGAAACACGGGAACCGCGTTTGACTACGATCCCTTTCCAATCCTCATCGTAGGCGTTGACGGTCAGGAGCAGATGCAGGAACAGACATTTGGTGACGGTATCGTCGTACCATTCCCAGTCGAGGAGCGAGCGGTAAAGCTTGATATATCCATTTTTCAGCATCACAGTTCGCCCCTCTCCAGAATGGTTTTGAGCTCATAGTGCAGGATCCTGCTGATCAGTTCCCCGGAGGTCTCACTCCGACAAAAGACCGGGACAAGGTTATACCGCCCGCACCAGGCTAGCAGGGATGCGGTAAGCGCGGCAGGGTTCAGCCGGCTGCGGTAGGCGCCGCTGAGTGCCTTTTCCCAGCTCGCGTTTTCTACCAGCAGGTAGACCTTGGCACCGTCCTCTCTGGCCCGGATGAATTCCCGCTCAAACCGGGCGCGGCTGCGTGTAAAGCAGGCGCAGAGCTCGTCAAGGTTCATCTTGCGCTCAATACAGATTTTGCCTGCCGCGCTAATGGACTCTCCCACTGGGTTTACAAACCGGCAGGAGTAGTCCCCGTAGTCGAGCTTGCAGCGCTCATATGGATACTGTATTGCCTTCAGGCGGCGCCGCAGGGCAGGGGTATCCTGCTCCCGCGTATCCACCAGCACTACCATGCTCTCTAGCATCCGCTCGATTTCAAAATGGTTGTATGCATCCATCGCGATCAGAACGGAAGGTCGTCGTCATCGTCCAGCGCCTCGAAATCCCTCCCGGTTGGAGCAAAGGCGGTTACTGCCGGTTTGTCCTGCAGCGGCTTATCCTTCGGCGTTTTGAACTTCCCGCTGCGGATATCTTCCGTCGGGATCAAGGAGCAACACTTTGTCGACCAGCCGGTTCGTCCATTCATCTCCCACTCCTCGTTGCGGAACAATGCACCTACCAACAGACCTTTGAGCTTGTTCTCGTCCCAGTCGAAGCGAAAATTATTGCTGTCCTCAAAGGCGAACATGACGCTATTAAAGGTGTTCTTTGTCCATCCATCGCGCTCGCTGCCATCGTCCGCGGGGATGCGCAGGCGGTACGTACCCCGCCACTTCTTGTCTTCCTGCGTCTGGCCGCGGTAATCTTCGCGGAAGAAGCCTTTCTTTTCACCTTCTTCCACATCGAAGCTCAGGAGCAGGATATCTCCCCAGTCGTAATGCACAGGTTTTACGTCCATAATTTTGACCACGTACCCGCCCGCGGGCAGCTGCTCCCTGACATAGCTCCGTTTCGGCTCGTATCCATTGAATGCTTTCATCGTATGTACTCCTCCTGTTATTTTTCAGTATTTAAATTCCAATATTCCCGGATGGCTCCGTCCACCATCTTCAGGTCGTTGTCGATCTCCAGGTTGAACATGCCCATGGGGGATTTTGCCGTAGTATATCCGTCGGACTGGGTGATGAAACGGTAGTTCTGCCCATCCGCCCGGCAGAATAGGACGATGGAGAACAGGCCCTCCACGGTGAGTTGATTGTCGAGCATCTTGCCTACGGTCTTGGCCTTGATTTTGCCGCTGTCTGTGATTTCGCTGTGGTGCAGCAGGTAAACGATCGTATCATCCGGCAAAGACCGGGAGATGTAGTCGATCATGGAACGGAAGCGTACGGCAATATCTGTAAACTTCCCGTAACCGGTTTCCTTTGCGCGGTCAAATAGCTCAAAGGCCAGAAGGTACTGGCTGTCGTCGATGGCATACCGCTTGTATTGCTTCTGCTTGAGGGCGGCGCCGATGGATTCATAGGTTGCGCTCTTGATGGTATCGAGTTTTTTACGGAACGGCAGGGGTTTGTTTGCCACGCTGAAGACCAGGATTTCCCCCGGCTCAAAATTGCGCAGGCTGGTTGTTTTCCCGCTGCCGGATTCCCCAAGGATTAGGACAGGAATCCCCATTATGTATCCACCTCCTGAATGGCCAGCGGGCAATCGTCTCCCCGCCGGATTTCATAGATCTCATTGAGCGGTTCATAGGTCTTGACGCAGATAACGCGGGTATTTCCATGGACGGTTTTCCGCTTGCAGAAGGGGCACCACTGGCAGGAGAGGTCCCCGTTTGGGAAATGCACCTCGACGGTTTCCGTGCCGGTGACGTAGAAGTCAACCCCGCGGTCAGGAATCATACAGATCGCCCTCCCTCCGAATCCAGTTGCCCGAGAAATACCAATCCACAAGGGCGGTCAGGAACTCCGGCGTTTCCGGGGTGTCCTGCGTCCGGC